TGGCCCATCCGACCCTCGACCACCTCAAAGTGCAGGTTGCTGATGGCCTCCCTCCGCAGGGAGTCCACGACTACCCCGGGAGTTCCAAGCTCGATGGCACTGGCGGACATGGCGTTGATGCGTTGTAGTTGGGTCTGAATTGCCACGGGGTTCATGGACTCCGCACCAGCTGCCTTGGGAGCATCCTTGAAGCCAGTGGTGATGATCCTACTGGCATTCTCGTGAACCTGTAGGGTCTGGTGGTTCAGGAGACCATGCTGAAAATCAGCATTGATCATCCCGGCCCGCTTCAGGAACATCGCCTTCTGCTCGGGATTCTCCAACTGGGAGGCCAGTTCATCGATGTGCGTGGTCATCGCACCCGTGAAGTCCTCGGCCATGCTCTTCTTGCTCTCCCGGTTCTCGGGAAGCACATTGGCGCCCAGGACGCTGGAGTAGCCGATCTTGGGGTCAACGATCAGCTTCACCTTCTGCATGACTAGTTGGTTGACCTTGTCCTCGGCGGCGAGGCTGTTGGCATGCATCTCGATGTTGCGGTAGGCCTGGGCCTCCGTGGTCATCGTCTGGCCCAACTGCTGCGCTGGAGTAGGAAGATTGTTCTGGATCCTGTCAGGTGCGGCGACACCCTGAGGAACATCAGGAATTTGGAAGACACCCACATTGAATGACATCTCTAGGCCCCGTATCCGTAGGGTTCCTTGTATCCCTTGAAGACTCCATAAGCCCTTCTGCCACCCGTCAGTAGGGTGTCAAAGGCCGAAACCTTGGAGGCTGAACTGGTGGCCTCTCCCATGTAACGATCATTGGTCGCCTGATTATCAAGGCTCCATGCCTGGTTCAAGGCCTTGTCCAGCGCGTAACTGGCCGCGAGGTTTGTTCCCACCGCGGTGGCATCTCGCACGGTACTCATGGTCCCAGTGGTGGGGTCCACGCCCGAGGCGCCCATGATCGCTGCCTGCTGACCTGCAGCCTGCCGTCCTTGCCCGGCTACCACATCAGCCTGGGCAACACCTCTCCGAAGGACTTCATCCGCAGACTTCTTGGCCGCATCGGCGTTGCGGTTTCCGATCTCCTTCTGGATCCTGCCGTTCTCAAGTGAGCCATATGTGGACAGCCCGGTTCCAGCCAGAGATGCACCAGTGAGAAGCGTCTGAGAGGTGACGGCAGCGGCAGTGGTGGCAGCAGCAGTCCCTGCCTGTGCCATTTCCGCTGCGGCAAGAGACTGGGAGGCCGTGAGAGTAGTTGCGGCTGCGGCAGTTCCAGCCTCTGCGCCCCACAGGGCCAACCCAGCAGGGCCAGTCGCTACAACAGCCAGGGCACCGAGGCCCACCATCATCATCTTCTGGGTATTACACATTCCCGCACCTCATTTCAAATTGATGGAACGGTTCGCCGTGCAGTCCGTAGGGCACGGGCTCATCCACTCGGAACCCTAGGAACTTCAGCCAGCGGATGGCCCTTTTGTTCCTCGCGTCCACGTAGTTGGTCAGGTGGTCCCAGTGCGAGAGCATCCCGTCGATCACATCCTTAGAGCCCTTGGCGAAGCTGATCGCGTGACGGTCAATGGCATCTGTGCCCACCATCCACGGGGCTCCGTAGCCAGTGAGAACCGAGATCGCAGACACGCCGAACATGCAGACAGGCTCGTCATCGATCCATCCAGTGAAAGCCTCTGGGCTGTTCAGCAGGCCCCGCAGCAGGCAGTCCAGCGGAGTCGCACCCACCGCAGCAAGCTCTACTACATCGGCCTCTCGGGCACGGTCTGCGATCAGGTAGGCATCTCCCGTGGTCGCAGGGGTCACCTTATAGCCCGCCAATGGTCACCTCCGGGGTGATGGCCGTGATGGTGAGCGGGAGAGGATCGGTCTGCCGGATGAACACAGACCCGCTCGTCCCCCAGGAGGTGGAGATCGGGATCGTGACCACGCCGTCCTGGAGGCGCACGGGAGAGGCGTAGGGTACATCCTCGGTGCGGGCCTTGTTCTCGTATAGGTGAGTGGCGTCCCGCCCAGCCCAGATGCTCCGACTCTCCAGAACCTGGATGGAGACCGAGTTGATCGCCTTCTTCTTATTGGATAGGGTCTCGCCCTGAGGGTTGGCAACATCCAGGGTCTGAAGGTCTGCGGTGATGGGCAGGCCCACCTGAACCTGGGAGCCAGGGTAGGGCAGGGTAACCTGACCACCAGACACCACCAGGCCCTTCGCTACGAACCCATCGAACAGGGCACTGACCGTCTTGCCATTCAGATGAGAGAGTCCGGTGATGGTGGTGGTAGCGGTCCCCGTGTAGGAGACACCACAGTCCACGAAGAACGCCTTGGTGATGTCGGTCACCAGGCGGGACTCCATGCGCTCGATGAACCTTCCCGTGGAACGGTTGATCGTCAGGTAGAGGGCGTCCTCCTGGACACCGTCTACGGTCTCAGAGATGCAGCAGACGCTCTCAACTGTTCCATCGAAGTCATGGTGGTGCCACCCGAAGACCTGCTGCTCCCTCATATAGGTCATGCCCAGCAGGACACCGTCATTCCTGACCATCCAGACGATCCCAAAGGGATGCTGCTGGTAGGCCCACCCGGTGATGACCTTGCCCTCTACGAGATGGTCAGCGAAGACCGTCAGGTCGTTCCCCGTGAACTTGTTGCTCTGCCACTCGTAGCCCAGATCACGCACCACCTGGCCCTTGTCCTGGACATAGAGAACCGTATCCCCTGCACCAAGAGGCTCCAGGTCGCTAGATCCACGGAATCCCTGGACCTTGGTGGCGATATTGCCAGGGGTAGTCACCTCGCCCTGGCCTGCGGACAGAACCCACTCAGCACCTGAGGTGAGCATGACAAGCTGGCCCATGGCGATGATGCCCTTGATCGCATTCAACTGGCCCGATGTGAGCGTGAACGTCAGGGCATCGTCATCCTGGATGGGCGTGGACTGGCTGTAGTCGTTGTAGGCATTGCTACGGGTCATCCAGACTGTCTGGGGCTGGGCTCCACCGTTGGCAAAGACCCTGCGGCCCTGGTAGTAGGTGACCACCGAGGGCCAGCCCTGATCCCCACCCCAGGCACCGAACTTCCAGCGATCCGAGGCGATCTTGCCTGAGGTAGCCGGGGGCTCTAGGCTGACTGCGGCTGGCATGTAGGCGATGTAGTCGTTGTAGGCCAGATCTAGAACGAAGTGGGTATTGTCGGGGATGCTGACTACGTATGCCTGCGTAGTGGTCGGACCCGTGAGGGTTAGCTGGGCCATGCCAAGAGTGATGGTCTCAGGGGAGCGGGCACCCGTGGTGAATAGCACCCGCCCGTCTGGGTTATTGGTTGCACCCGTGATCGGGATTGAAGTCCCGAAGCCGGTGGAGCTACTGCTTGCCTCATCCGGTAACACGGAGATCACCGTGGCCGTGGCCGTCTTGGTGGTCAGGATGGCCTTGATCCTGGCGATGCCGTAGCCCGCATGGAGGTAGAGCCAGTTGATCCCGCCGTCCGACCAGGTATCCGTGGTGTGGGTGGGCCGAAGAGTCCCGGTCTTCCCGGCGTTCATGGCCTTGTAGTACTTTCCGTCACTCCTACGGATGTCCCCGGCGACGATGTCCTTCCCGACCTCCCAGGGCTGGCCGTAGGTTCTCTGCTCCATGTAGAAGAGCCGTCCAACGTGCTTGGCGTAGAACAGATCCTTGCTGGCAGTGAGCGTCACCGTGCCCACCGAGGCGTCTGCATAGACACTCAGCGAGTTGTCTAGGTTCAGTTCAAGCCAGGGTCCGGTGGTGGGAGCCAGCGCAGCCAGGGTCCAGGAGACATCAGAGACCCGACTGAGATTCATGGGCTCATGGTTTGGGTGGCAGATCGTGATCACATCAGCCGACTGCGTGAACTTGAGCCCACTCAACTCAGATAGCGTGTAGGGGCTGTAGATGTCGGCCTTGAATACCCGGTCTCGATACACCCGGATGTTCAGGTCTGTGAACTCCAGGACGTATTGCTGGGTCGAATTGAATCTGAATGGGATGAGCCTGCCAGCACCCTTCGCCGTGGCGATATAGCGGGTGCCAGAACGGTTCTTAGCACCGCCATAGGGCTGGGTGATGAAGTTCCGGCAGGTCTTCAGGCTGTTCATCCACCGGGCCAGATCGACCCGGGAGTATAGATTTGGGCTGATCTCCCCACCCGTGAACGAGGCCTGATTGATCGATGTCATCCGCGCACCGAAATGAAGCTGCACTCAGGGGTCTGCTCGAATCCCTCGTTGAGGCTCTTGGCCGCAGCCTGGGACACGGACTGGGAGTAGGCCTGACGCATCATCTGGGCGATGTCAGGCTTACCCCTAAGCGGGATAGCCAGTTCAGCACCCATAGCAAAGGACAGGGACGATACGAAGGCGGCATCGAATCGGCCCGGGTCGGTGATCTTCATCGTGTAGATAAGCTCTGCCTGGGGCAGATCGCAGTAGATCACCGGCTCGTCGTTCTCATCGACCATGGTCTCAAAGGCAACCTGGTCCTCAACCTTCGGGGTCCGGTTACCAGGCGTGACGATGCTCCTAACACGGAGGCAATCGGAAGGCATGGCATAGGCGTAGCTCCACTCGGCGGGAGGGGTCGCAGCCTTCAGGGCCAGGACCACCCGCTTCTTGGCGAACCGCCAAGGGAAGTCCCCCAGCACGAAGTCCCGGGTCTGTGCGTAAAGCACCCGGCAAAGCTGGGCAGCTAGGCTGCTCTCATTGATAGCGGCAACGGTCTCGGAGTGCCCCACTCGCAGCAAGGACAGATTGTAGATTTGGACTTCGCTGCTCATGGGGCGCTCCTAACAACCGGGATACATGGCTTTGGCGAGTTCGTTCTTGGACCGACCAACTGGAGCCAGGTTCAAGGCATTGAGGCTGAACTCCACGGTCTTGGTGGGTACCCCATCCTCACCAATCTCTTCAGTCACGCAGCAGACGATGGCAGTGGCTGAGAGTTGAAAAGAATCACCGACACAGGCGTTACCCGCAGGGGTTAAGGCCAGGTCAGCGCCAGTCAGTTCAAGCTCTGGTTTCTCGGGCTTGCAGTCCTCGGAGTCCATTGCTAGGCCGCAGTGTCAGGGTCGGTAAGTTCCGCGATAGCGGCCTTCCCGGCCTTGGACTTCTTCAGGACGGCGACAGACGCAGGAGGAGGTTCCTGGCCCTCGGCCAGTTCGATCTCGAATTCCTCGCCAGGGTTGACGAGGTGATTGGTATAGACCTGCTGGATTGCGATGTAGATTGCCATGGGTCTCCCAGAAAAATGCCCGGGGAGCCGAAACCCCCCGGGGTTTGGTCAGGACTAGCCGACGATGAAGGAAGGCCCGACAGGGATCGGGGCCATCTGAGCATCCGTGGTGATGTAGGCCGTGGTGTAGCCCAGGGTGCTGGTGGTAGTGGCGGTGCGGTAGGCGAGGCGCAGATACCGGCGAAGGTCAGTCGGGAGCCGCATGACGATCTGACGGCCAAGGTAAGCCGAGTTGACCGAGGTCACCGTGAGGGCAGCAGTGGGGCTGCTGACGCTGTAGGTAGCGCCGCCACCGATACCAGCGGTGCCAGTAAGCTGGCCCGTCACGAAGACACCAGAGGCCACACTGGAACCCGTGTAAAGCTGGGAGCCGATCTGGATGGTGCCGTCAGTCAGGGTGGTGACCGTGAGGACACCGCCGCTGGTGGAGGCCGAGGAGACATTGGCGTTGGTCAGCGGGTAGAGCATCGGATACTCGATGTTCTTGCTGGCCGTGAAGGCAACATCATTGGCCGTCTGAAGAACAGGCTGCCAGGTGCCGCCAGCCGCAGAGCCGAAGCCCGTGGTGATGTTCAGCACCACGAAGGCGTTCTCGCCAGGCCCCTGGTTGCCGCCACCGATCACGCCAGCGCCGAAGACGGGCGCGAGGTCGATGATGTTGGTGCTGACGATGTCACCAGCGGCACCTGCGGACAGGAGGGCGGTATTGAAGACGAGGTTAGAGTCGAGATAAGACATGGTCTCCTCCTCCTTAAGGAACGAGAGCTTCGGTGGACAGAAGCTGATCCACCAAGCGGATGGGAATGCCCATGAAGGTGGTCTGGAACTGACCGAAGCCTTCGGTGAGAGAGAGGGCCGCAACGCTCTTGTTCATCGCCATGATCCGCAGCATCTCGAACATCGTGCGGTTCATGTAGAACACGGGGGTGCAGGCGTTGATGCTGGGGATGCGGGCCACGGCGCGGGCCATGTACTCGATCAGCTTGTAGGTGGCACCGGAGGTGTCAGCCAGGGTAGCGGTCTGGTCGATGTTGGCGATGCGGACCACATAGCGCCAGTCCTGGAGGGAGATGCCGCACTTCCACTGGAAGCGGTCAGCCACCGCACGGAAGCGGTAGTTGCTGCCGTCAAAGGCGTCGATCTCGCCCAGATCCTGGTGAACCAGGCCGGACACGGAACCCTTGGGGAAGATGCCCGTGATGGTGGTCTCGTTCCAGCCGATGAGCCAGATCGAGTTGTTGTTGTTGGCCGTGGCACCCGGGGCCTTGATGATGTTCTGGCCGTTCAGGGCAGCGGTGGTGCTGTAGCGGGCAGACAGGCCGGTGAACTTCTCAGGGTTGACCGTGACATCGCCGTAGAACAGCGTCTGCACGAAGCTCTGGTTCATGGCCTCAAGGAAGGCGGTGGCTTCGGAGAGCCGGAAGGCATCGGCATTCCCGTTGAGATCCGCGAGATCCTTGTCCACTTCGCTTCGGGCTTCCAAGATCCCGCAGACATCATCGACCTGGGCGCGGATCGACTTGCTGGGCTGGACGCCGCCGTAAAGCTGACGCCAGGTGGGGGCAGGAAGGCCGGTGCGGATGGAGGCACGGTGGCCGGTGGCGAGGTTGCCTTCTTTCCAGTGCATGTCCTGGAGGACATCATTGCGCTGCGTCATCAGTTCAGCGACAGCCGCGACAGAACCGTCAGGATTGACGGAACGTGCGAAGTCAAGGAGCGTGACGGACCCAGCCTTGGTGGGCAGAGTTGCCATAGTTTTTTCTCCGGAGGGGTCGTTTCAAAGCGACCAAAGGAGGGTTGCGGTGGGTGGGCTTAGGCCGTGGCCTTGGACCCATACATTTTCTCGGCCAGGGTCTTGTCCCTAGCGGGAGCCCCTGCGAGGCCTTGCACGATCTGGGGTTCTGCCATGGCTGCGCCAACCTTGGACCACGCCCTCATTTCTTCGGGGTGGGAACCGAGTCCTGTCTGCTCGTAGAAGAGCTTGAGTTCAGGAGACGCAAAGCGGGCGATGGCAGACTGGGCGTTTTTCTTGGTGTTTTCAAAATTCCTCCCGCCCATCTCAGGATCAGACTTGACGGCCTGAATCCAGTTCGTGTGCTGCGCGACGAGTGCTTCCTGCTGCGCCTGAATCTGGATGTCGGCCAGTCTCTGCGCTGCCTCGTTGGTCAGGCCAAGCTCCTTGAACACTGGGGTGTACTTGTCCAGCATCTCGGAGTCGAGGGTCATCCCTTCGGGGACTTTCAGGTCATACGCTTCAGGCGCTCCCTCGGGCTTCACCTCCACATCAGTGGTCGGCTTGGTCTCCTCGGTGGTTCCCTCGGCAGTGCCTTCGGCGGTAACTCCAGGCGCTTCCGCACCTGTGGCCGGTGTCTCCGTGAGGAGAGTGGTCCCGGCTTCCGAGGTCTGGGTGGTGCCCGACTCGGTTGCTTCTTCAGCCATTGCTGGCCTCCTTTTGGGGTCGTAGTTCCTTGACCATCTGATCCAGGAGATCTGGACAGACTTCTTCAAGCTCGTTGTAAATCTGAAGACCGATGCTCCTGCGTCCTTCTCGGAAGTAGGTTTCAGAGGAGCCGGTGTAGGAAGGGGTCATGTAGCCGGTGGACTTGAGAATCCTTCCGATGAACATCCGACCCGATGGCGTGGACATCGTGTCCAGGACAGATGACTTCTGGATGGCCTGGAGTGCGACCACCTTCTCTTTGCGCTTGCTCTGACGGGTCTCGGGTTCCATCTCGCTCATGCCACACCAGCCATCGGGCCTGCCTGCTGGAGAGCCCCGGACATCGCCTGGAGCATCGAAGGCGTGGAGGTCTGGGTGTCAGCCATGACC